AAGTACACCAACAAACAAGAGATTACTGGTGCGGGCGGTACTCCACTACAAACTACGACTGTTCAAGCAACCCAAGAGCAAGTAAATGAAGCTGTGAGGAAAGCCCAAGAGGAATACTAAATGGATCTACAAACACAGGTAGAGAAAAAGCTGTGTGAGGATGAGCATTTATATTTCACACGAAGATTCTTTAAGCCTCGAATGGGCTTTAAGTTCATGGTGAATTGGCACCACCAGTATATCGCTTGGCTGATTGATGAAGTAATTAAGGGCAATATTGCCAATTTGGTGATTAACGTTCCTCCTGGTGCGGGTAAAACTGAGTTAACGACAAATCTGATACCCCGTGGACTTGCACTGAATGCTCGCTCCCGTTTTCTGTATTTATCTTTCTCACAGTCTTTGGTCGAAGGGGTATCTGATACAGCACGTGACATAGTGAAGTCTAAGGACTTCCAAGCGATGTGGAACCTGCAGGTATCAAATAGCACTGACTCGAAGAAAGAATGGAAAATTACTGTAGATGATTATGATGTCGGGCATATCTACGTTGCTTCAATGGGCGGTCAGGTTACTGGTCGCCGTGCAGGAACCTTAGCTGAGCAGGGCTTCACGGGTTGTATCATTATCGACGATCCACTTAAGCCCGAGGATGCCTTTAGTAAGATCAAGCGCGATTCAGCAAACCGTAAAATTCTAAATACGGTGAACTCACGTAAAGCCAAGTCTGATACGCCAATCATCATGATTATGCAAAGACTACATGTTGAAGATCCAACGAACTTCGTCATGACAGGTAATTTACCAGGTGATTGGGAACAGGTCTCAATCCCAGCGCTGATTGATGATGCCTACATTGATATTTTACCTGATCATATTCAGCGATTGGTACCAAGGGATGTTGAACGTGATGAAAAGGGGCGTCAAAGTTACTGGCCGCAGAAAGAAACACTGAAATCTTTACTACAACTTGAAAAAGGCGGGCAAGACAAAGAGGGGGCAACGGTATCTCGTTATACCTTCAGCAGCCAGTACATGCAGAATCCGAAAAAACTGGGTGGCGATTTAATCAAGGCTGAATGGTTTGGATCTTATAAGGACCTACCTCCGCTTCAATGGCGTGCAATTTATGTCGATACAGCCCAGAAGATCAAAGAACATAACGACTTTACCGTGTTTCTTTTGGTTGGATTGGGCATCGATGGAAAGCTCTACCTGATTGATCTGCTTCGAGGTAAATGGGAAGCACCTGAGATGAATAGGCAAGCCAAGGCATTTATCGATAAGCATAAGGACTATACCTACGAGACTAGACCTATACGCTGGATGAAGGTCGAGGATAAAGCGCATGGCACCCAATTGATTCAAAACCTCGGCACCTATGCTGGTGTGCCAGTTATTCCAGTGCAGCGAAGCACAGACAAGTTGACACGTTTTATGGACATTCAAGTACCACTCGAAAACGACTTTGAAAATAAACCAGATGATCGTTTTGTATTACTGCCAATCAATGCGCCGTGGGTTGCAGCATTTATTGAAGAGTGTGAGTCCTTCAATGCTGCTATGACACAAGATCATGATGACCAAGTAGATACCTTGATCGATGCAGTAGAAGAAGCAACGGTAATGCAGAACTATCATGAACCAATGACGGGTTAAGTTATGGCTAAGAAAGACAAAAAGAAAGAATCGAATAGCCCCCAATCAGTTGGGGGCTATTTGTATTCGCAGCAAGCTGAAATGGCATTTCTGAACTTTCTGACACGCATGCCTGATTTGGATGAGGTGTTAAGAAAAGCAGGTGTACCACGTCATCGATTATCAGTATTGATGTATGACGATGAGATCTATCAGTGTGTTGAGAAGCGTCAGGATAAACTTGAAGCCGCTCCATTTCGATTGGAGCCAGCGGAAGGATTACCTGCTCAAATTCTACAGAGTGAACTTAAGAAATGGTGGTCTGAACTGGTATTGGGTACTCAAGATGCGCGCTGGTATGGATATTCAGTTCTTGAGGCTGTTTATACAAAACCAGAAAATCCATCTTTATTTATTGAGGGTCCCAATATCACCACATTCATTGGCTGGCAATGGGTTGGCAAAAAGCCCATGCAGTGGTTTGAGCCTAAGAATGATGGTCGATTGATGTTATTGCAAAACTATAATGATCAGCACCGTGATATTGAGTGTAATCAACAGTTCAAGCATTTCTTAACGCAGTGTAAGCCTAGTTTTGAAAATCCTTATGGTGAAGCTTTATTCAGCCGACTCTACTGGTTGTGGTTCTTTAAGAATGGAACTGTGAAATACTGGGCGAAGTTCGTAGAGCGCTATGGTAATCCAATATTAAAAGGCAAGTCTAAGAATGTGCCAGCTATGCTTAAAGCGCTACTAAATGCACATGCAAGTTCAGTACTCTCACTTAATCCAGATGAAGATGCTGATATTATTTCGGCATCATCAAATGGTACTGGTGGATCAGCAGCATTTGAGAGTTTTGACAAGAAGATTGAGCGAAGCATTCAAAAGCTCGTGCTTGGCCAGACCTTAACCAGTGGTACCGATGGAGCAGGATCAAGAGCCTTGGGTGAGGTTCACCTAGAGGTTCAGAATAATAAAGTTGATGCTGATATTCGGATGATTACCTCGACTATTCAAGCCATGATCGATGCAATTTGTGCCTTGAACAACTGGGAACGTCACATCATCGTCATTGGGGATGAGAAATCCTTGAATGCTCCTAAGGCTGACCGTGACGTGAAGCTAAAGAACGCAGGTGCCAACCTGACGAATCAGTACTTCATGCGAGAGTATGGATTGCAGGAAGGTGATGTTGTGGATATTCAGCAATTGCCGGCCAACACTCAATTCTCAGCATTACCAAGACGTGCATTTAGTTTTAAAGCTGATGTTCAGGGTTTAGATGCAAATCAGCAAGAAGTTGATGAAAAGATTTCTGAGATTGATAAAACGCTATTTTCTGAATCAGAATTAATGGAATTAGTTGAAGCATCAATTGATGTGAATGATTTGCAAACAAAGCTTTATGGCTTGATGTCTGGTGAGTCTGTTGAAAAATTCACTGAAACAATGGCTAGAGCTTTGTATTTATTTGATGTGATTGGATATGTGCAACGGAGTAAGTAATGACGATCAGTTATACAGATGCTCTGCGTTATGCACGTAATAAGAAAGTTGTTTTACCTGAAGAGTTTTATTTGCTGGATTTGAATGCAAGGCAGTATGCAACCACAGTTAGTAAACTAGCTTCTCTTGATCAGATCCGAACCGTTATTAATCTATCCAATAAGGCGATTGAAAGCGGTTCAACATTTCAAGAGTTTAAAGAATCCATCAAAGCAGAAGGTATTGAGCTAAGTCCACACCATCTTGAGAATATCTTTCGAACCAATATTCAGAGTGCTTATGCACATGGTATTTGGACGCAGCAGCAAGAGAATAAAGTCAATAGACCTTATTTGCGTTACTCATCTTTAACAGATAGTAGAGTTCGCCCAAGTCACTTAGCTTTAAACAATATTGTTCGGCACATTGATGATTCATTTTGGTACACATACTACCCGCCAAATGGCTATTTATGCCGATGTGGTGTAGATGCATTAACTGAGGCGCAGGCGATAAAGTTAGGTATTACACCTGATGATAAGCTGCCTAGTGTTCAGCCTGATAAGGGCTGGGCTGTAAGTCCTGCGAGTTATGGAAAGCATTTAAATGTGGTGGTTCAGGAAAAGATTACTGATGCACTAGCTGTTGATGCACCTCTTGCATCTGAATTGATCAATGTGCGAGACGAGGCATTGCTTGCTCAACAAGCGAATGATGAAATCGTTAAAGTTTTTCAACCTATGTCTGACCAATCTCGAAAGAATCTTGAAGTGATCGTAGATCGTGTGATTGATCAAAACAAGGATGTAGAGCCGAGTGCGATACGAATGTTGACTGAGTTGATTCGTGAAGATGAACAATCACTGACTGACCTATTCAAAACTTCAATCATGAAAGACGATACACAATCGAATGTCATTGTGAATTGGATGAAGCGTTCTTTTGATTCCCTTATGAAAGTCGCCAAGAATCTTAAAACTAAGCTCACAGGTAATAACATCAAAGGTTTTGATTCGCTGAATTTGCAGAAAGGCAATGTTATCGGTATTCAAACGCCAACATTATTTAGAACTGCGGAACAAACAGGGAAGAATATTGTCATTACAGATGCAAATGGTGCTGCATTGGATTTGACTAAATTTAATGGTTTGAATGGTGCCTTACTTGCTCCTGATTTGAATCTAGAGGTAATTAGCATATCTGATACAGAAATAGTGCTTAGAAAGACAAACGAGGTTGCTACGCGACTATTTGTTGCGAATAACACCGTATATAGCTTGAGTTAGGTAAGAAATTAAACAGGACCGCCGTAAAGGCGGTTTTTTTATGGAGCATGAAAATGCCAAAAGAACAACAGCAAGATCATTATTGCTTTCGGCTCGGAGATCTAAGTGTAGATCCTGTCGAGGAAGGTAAGAAGAAGCGAACCTTTTCAGGAGTTGCTTATAGTGGTGAAGTCATTACAGACCATTGGTATTGGAGCCGCGTGATTTTTGATTTGGATAGCATGCAGATCAAAGGTCGTATTCCTGCCTTACTAGAACACAGTTCTCGACAGCGTGCTGGAGCAATTAACACTCATACGATTAGTCATCAAGAAGGTTTAGTTGTCCATGGCGACTTAATGAGTAATGAGTTTGGTACGCAGGTAGCTCGAGACTCTGATGACGGCTTTCCATGGCAAATGTCAGTACGTATTGAACCAGCTAAAACGGAAGAAGTAGCTGCTGATCAAACCGTCATTGTGAATGGAAAGACACTGCAAGGACCAATCACGATCTTTCGTGGAGGTCGAATCCGAGAAGTTTCATTTTGTGCCTTAGGCGCAGATGAAAACACCATGGCGGTAGCTGCAAGCCATAACCCTACTAACCCAACCAAAGAGGAAACGGACGTGACCGAACTCGAAAAAGAAAAAGCTGCTCGTGAAGAAGCGGAGCAAGAACGTGATGCTGCGCAGAATGAGCTGAAAAAGTTCAAGGCGGATAAGCGTGAAGAAGACATTAAATTGCTTGAAACGTCTTTGAATAAGCAGTTCAGTGCTGAAGAAAAAACGTCATATACCAATATGGATGACGCTTCATTTGCCTTCATGTCTCAGCAACTAAAACAGTTCTCAGGACAGCAACCAGCACCACCTGCAGGTCAACAACAGCAGACCAACATCGTTCCACCTCACCTTCAGCACTTGTTTAGCCATCAAGCTACAGGTGGTCAGGGTGGACAACAGGGGCAAAGTGGTAACGATAAACATCAATTCACATCTGGTGCTGAGGCTTTTGCAGCACAGAAAAAAGGAGGCTAAGTCATGGGTCAAACCATTATCCCGACAATTCAGCGCACTCACCGAGTATTCATTTTAGATAATGAAAAACTACGCCGTGCGAACGCCAAAGTTACTACAGCAACTGCTTATCAGGAGGGGGATTTGTTGGTTCTTTCTGCTGGCAATGTACTCACTCATGCGGCTGATGCCTCTACATGGGATGTGATTTGCGGAGCTGATGTAACCTCTGCAGAGGCGACAATTAAGGCTGCCAGTGGCATTGAAATCCCTATTTTTTATGGTGGGGTTTTTAGTGTTGAGGCTGTAAAGCTAAATGGGGTGTTTTTAGTAACAGCTGCATATGACGCTGCTCGCGCAAAAGCAACCAAAAATAAAATCGAACTATCAAAGGTGTAAATAAGCATGCCACAGTCTTTTAGCATTGAAGGCGCTCCATTAGAGCTGCTTGATGTAGGTGAATTAACCTTAATTCACAACAATTACCGTCCGATGGATACTTGGTTATTAGATCAGTTTTTTCCAAACCGACTTTCATTTGATCGAGATGAAGTGCCTGTTGCAGAAGTTGCATCAGAACATGATCTAGCTCCACTAGTATCTCCACAAAAGCCAGGTAAACCTTTTGATACTACTCAGGCTGGCGAAGTACGCTTTGTTAAACCTGCTTACTATAAGCCAAAGAACCAAGTGACCCCTGCGGATACATTTGATATTGCGTTGTTGGAGCGTCTACGTAGTGCAGGGATTATTTCTACTGGCTCTCAAAAGCTATCCGACCAAGAGCGTATGATCATTTCGCAAATTGCGGTGATGAAGCGCAACCACGATGCAATTGATAACTCTGTATTGTTGATGGCAATCCAGTTGATGATGACAGGGAAGTATGTATTGCATTCGGATGATTATGAATACAACTTAGTTGATTATCGCCGTGATGCATCGCTGATCTACACTCCAACAACTGCATGGAACCAAGCAGGTGCGACACCTGTTGATGATATGAAGCGAATGGCAGAGCGCCAATTAGAAGCTGATGGTGGTGAAGCGAAGAAGTACTTGATGTCAGGCTCTGTCTGGGCTGCTTTGTCTAAAAACACTGATTTTCAGGCGGAATTTGTAAAACCGTATTCTGGAATTTCTGTACCTTATGCCCCTAGTTTGAATGTGCATGAAAAGGCAACATTCAAAGGTCATATTGGTGATAAAGAAATTTGGGTATATGACGCGACATACCGTGCAAATGGACAAGTAAACCGATTCATTCCTAAAGATTACTTTGGCATGATTTCAGATACGAATGGCTCTGTCGCAAATTGTAAGATTAAAAACACACTGGCTAATGGGGCAACCATGCAGTACTTCGATCGCCAATGGTATAGCGAAGATCCAAGTGGAATCATGCTGATGACTGAATCAGCACCTCTAGCCCTACCATCAAACAAAAATGGTGTTTGTGGTGGTACAGGATTCATCACTCTATAAGGAGGCTTAAATGCCAAAGTACATTGCAAAGCAATCCATCGGGCAGTTTATGCCAGGTGATGAAATCAAGGGCTTGAATGAAGAACGCATTCAGGCCCTTTTAGCATCTGGGGCTATTGAAGAATATCAAGAGCCTGAGGAACCTAAGGCGGATGGTACCGCAGCACAGTTGGCAAATCTTGCCGCAGAAAACGCAGAGCTGAAAGCGAAGGTTGAAGGCTTGGAGAAATCACTAAATGCTTCAGAAGCTGCTTTGAAAAAGGCTACCGCCGAGGCTAAGAAGGCTGCCACGCCAACTGACAAGTAAGTAGGTGATCTATGTACGCAGAACGTAATGATATGGTTTTGCGTTTTGGTGAGCGCGAAATAAAGCAACTTGAAGCGAGTATACAGGCAGAAAACTCAATGAGTGTGGATGCTACGCTTCAAGACGCAAGTGAAGAAGTTGACGGCTATATTGCTGTACGTTATTCACTCCCACTCACTGAAACACCGCAGAACCTCAAGCGCTTAGTATGTGACATTGCGCGATACAAACTTTGGAAGTCCAGAGCATCTGATGAGGTTCGACAGCGTTATGAGGATGCAATAGCGTTCTTAAAACTTATTGCGAACAATAAGGCATCTTTACTAATCAAGGATGCTGTAACAAACGAAACCCTGCCTGATCCGCCGAAACAACAACCTTCAACAGTGCCAATTGGCACGACCTACACTGGTGGTGTATTTGGTGACTCGATTCTGAATAACATGCCGAGTATTTAGTTATGACTGATTCTATTCAATTCCACGGTCAGGAAAAGATCACAAAATGGTTGAATCGGGTTTTAAAGGAGGCGGGCGATCACTCCAAGTTAATGCATAACATCGGTTCAATACTTGAACATAATACAAAACAGCGTATTAACACAGGTATTGGCACCGATGATAAGCCTTGGCAGAAATCATGGCGTGCCAAAATGCAAGGTGGAACAACTTTGCGTGATACAAGTCGATTGTACAACTCAATTAAGTACACCGTTTTGGATGGTGGAAAGCGTGTAATTGTTGGAACCAATGTTTTTTATGCACCTGTTATGCATTTCGGTGCAACGATTAGAGCTAAATCAGGCAAGTACTTAAAGTTTAAAACAACCATGGGTGGGTGGGCACAGGTTCAGAGCGTAATTATCCCTGCACGTCCATTTTTGGGTATGTCTGTTGATGACTCTCAAGAGGTCTTGTTTGAAATTGAAGAGCATCTATTGGAGTTATTAATGAATGCAAAGTGAATATTTTGCGCTTGAGCCTGCGATTGTTGAACGATTAAAAGATATTGAAGGCATTTTGGCAATCAATACACCTTTTAGCGTCGATGACATGCTTCAAGTGGTTAATGTATCACCCTCACTGAACGTGATTTATGTCGGTGACCAAGTGGGTGAAAGTGCGGGTCGTGGTCGATCTGCACCAATTACACAACAATGGTTGGTTGTTTTAGCTGTCCAAGATGCATCTGCTCAGCTTGAAGAGACATCAAATATTAGAAAAATTGCCGATCCTTTCATACGTGAAATATTAGCAAAAATGCAAGGCTTTGATCCAAACATTGCAGGCTATCGGCCTTTTGATCGAGTAAATGCAGGCGTCCAAGTTGGATCAGCAGCAGGATTTGCGTACTTTCCATTTTTATTTGAATCCCAAATGATGAAATCGTGGTGATTATGAAAACATATAAGGCACTAAAGCCCGTAGGGCGTTTTCGCTCTGGAGATATTGTTGGTGGATTGACCACTGCACAGATCCAAGACTTACTGCAGCGAGGTGTGATTGAAGAAGTGAAGGAAGCTTCTGAGACAAAGCCTGCGACAACAATCAAAGCAACAAAAGAGGTAAAAGCTGATGGCGAATAAACCTGATTTAATTTCCTTACAAGGGGAAATGTTTTTAGCAAAGATGATTAATGGTCAGCCCGCGGCTTTGCTATCTGTTGGCAGTACACCAGAGCTTCAAATTCAAATTAGCTCTGAGTCAACCGACCATTACGAGTCTAAAACAGGTATGCGTGCTAAAGATGCCGTGCTGCGCAAACAAACGGGTGTTTCGATTAGTGGCACATTGGAAGAAGTGACCAAAGCAAACCTAGCAATGGTTTTGAGTGGTAAATCAATTGAGGTTGCTGCTTCAACTATTACGGATCAAGCTATTGGTGCGGTGAAAGTTGGGGAAATGGTTGATTTAGGGATTCGCAATCTAACAGGTGTTGCATTCAAAGGTCCAGCAGATGCCGCAATCACAGCCGATAAGTACACCTTGGATGAAGTTTTTGGGACTGTGATTTTCAACGAAGCAATCACTGATGTGAAGTGGTCTGGTAGTGCAGGAGCAATCACTCGAACAACCATCGCTGATAATGTTGGTGATGAATACCGCTTCTTCTTTAAAGGGGTGGATACCTATCAGGGTGATAAAGTTGCAGTAACGTTATGGCGTCTTGAGCTTTCTCCAGACACCGAGTTTGACTTAATCCATGAAGACTTTGCTAGTTATAGCATCGAAGGTGAGTGTCTGGCCGATATTACCAAGGCCAATGATGCAGAACTGAGTATCTTCGGTCACATCGATCGTTTCTCAGTTACCACTTAATGTTTTACAGGCACAAAGAATACCAGGCGCATGAGCGTCTTTTTTTGTGCCTGTTTTTAGGATTCCATCATGAATGATTTCTTTATTGCAGCGAACCGTAGCTTAAGCCTTGAGATTGATGATGTCTCGCTTGAGGTTCGCCAGATCCAAATGAGCCAGTTTGACTTATGGGTGGGTGCTGCTGATGCTATTAAGAATACACTAGGAAATGTAAGCGATTATTCAGATGAAATTCTTAAGAAGGTAATTCAAAAGCATCTGATTGAATGCGTAGTGATGCTTCAACTCATCACCGATTTGGACCATCAGTCCGTATTGAAAACGGCAGAAGATCAGGACGTATTTCGACAACTTCTTAAAACTGGCCTAAAAGCCAATCAGGCATATTTCGTTGATAAAGAGCAGAAATCGAAACGACGTAAAAAGCGCACCGAAGTAAACGATCAGAGTTCAACTTGGTTTGATTCATTCCAGTTATTGGTATCGAATGGTCATAGCCATGAAAGCATTATGAATATGACCTATGGAGCATTTAAGTTCTATACGGAAGCAGTTGTGAAACGTGAAAAGCAGAGCATCACTACTCAATCCAATATTATTCGTATGGCGCATCACGCAGCAGCGAAGCAATTTAAAAGTTTTATTGATGAATTGAAGGAATAAAAAATCTTTAATTTCCTGCTATTTATTTTTACCTTTAATTAAAATATTATTCCTGAAAATTAGAGGGGATAACATGAAAAAGATAATTTTATTAGCAATAATGCTGGGGCTTGTTGGATGTGGGGAGAATGGTTCATCTGATGTCACTTCAACTACAAACAATCAAAGCACAGAACTAACATCGAATAACATTCAACAAGCGTCTGCTCGATCAATATCTACGTATTCAATGACAGTGCCTTTTGATGGGTGGCATTTATATAATCCAAAGGCTCTGGGAGCTTCAGCATTATATGAGGGGATTAAAGACGCACTTACATCATCAGCTGTACTGACAGCAGATGCTTCTCAGGTAGCTAAAGTCTTAGGGAAAGGAGTTGCAGGTTATGCGCTTTCAGTAGCAGTTGAGGAGTTGCTCGGGGCTGTTGATTGGGTGTTGGATCCTGAAAATAATCGAATTAAATATACAGTTAAGCCTTTAGATCCTAAAGATCCTACTGTCCAATATTATTACTCTACAGGTTCAAAAATGAGTAATGGCCAATCAGCATTTGGTCTAACAGCATTGCAAGCTTGTCAGAATTTGATAGCAGGTTCTACATTTATGGTAGGCAAGACTGCTAATGCTGAGGAGATAGCAAAGTACAACGATAGATATTGCTTTTATGATAAAATTTCGATGTTTGGTAACATTTATAGAGATAAAAATCCAGCTTATGACCCTTCCGCAAAAAAAGAAGAATATCTACCTCTAGAAACCGTTGCCCAAAAAGTAATTGAAAATGCTGATGCTGGCAGCCAAGATGCTCAAGTGGCCACAATGGCGGCAGCCGCACAGAAACTTGCAGATGCTGCAAATGATGAAGAGATAGAGCAAGAAATTGTTGATCAGTTAGAAAATAAATCTCAATGTCCAAGTGGTATTGTTAGAAATGGTAGCTGTTGGGTTTGTGATAGATCACAATTTATGCCGATAACCAGAGCGACAAGGGATGCTAAAACTGCTGCAAGAGGAAAGAGCTGCGAATATGTAACAGATCCAGTAATTAAGGCAACTAATGCTGTTTTTTGGAGAAATTTAATAAATGCAAGAATTCAGGAAAATGCTTGTTGGTCACCTGTTGATCCAAACCATCTTATAGAACTAAATAATAATCGAAATGCTCTAAGCCGATGCGAAAATTAATTATGAAAGTAAATACCAAAGAGCTTCTCGAAGAGATTTTCCCTCCTTTCCCATTAGGGGATAACCGCTCTCTACTTGAGTGTGATTTTTATGATACACATTATGGATATTTTGAACAAATTGATGATGATTACTTATCTTCAATAGGAGTGTCTGCAGAAGACTTGATTCTTGAATATAACTTTGACTGGCCTGAATTTTATTTAAAAATTGGATTAGAAGCAGCTTGTTCACGTAGCAGACCGCATGAGGGGATCAAAACATGGAAAGATGTAAGTTATGAATACTTGTATTACTTTGGGCAAAACTGTAGTTATTTAAGCTCAGAGGGCTTTAAATTCTTTTTACCTGCTGCATTCTATTATTTTCTATCAACTGATGAAAATAAAACTTACATGGACTCATTCGTTTTTAGGTTGAACTCACAATGGGAAAAAGATCAACACGTTTTTGACGATGACCAAAAAAAATTTATTATTGAATTTGTAAGTGACCATTATAAAGGATATGTATCCTGGATACCTGAACTTTAATAAAATTACCAGTAGTAGCTCAAATTTAACCTGACAGGGACACTAAAAAATGGGTAACTGTCAGATCGGGTTTGAGCTGGTACAGATTAAAGCACCCTAGGGTGCTTTTTTAAATCAAGCCTTGTCTGTAAACAATTTTCCCTAATACGATTATTTCGGACTCGTTTATTGATTCTTGATCAGAATATGATTTGTTATCTCTAACAATGTTAATCAACCCATCTTGGCTTCGATAAAGGCGAACAGCCATTTTTTCGCCATAAAAGTAAATCAAGAAGAGTCTTCCGGAAATAATATCTCTAAATGTTGTATCAACCAAAACCAAATCTCCATCCAAAAGAGTTTCCTCCATGGCATTTCCTTGGATTTTATAAACACTCAAGTCTTTGATTGGGTGGAAACGGTTTTTAGTACAAAACTCTCGAGATAAGATGATTTTATCGCCACTATCATTCCGGAAAATGACTTGTTGATCATCCTCAAGATCATTTAAATCAAGAGAACATAGGTCACTATTGCTAAAGACCTGATCGCTTATCTCAAGTGCATTTAATATTTTCATATAAGTTGATTGGCGTGGTTTAGATGAGCCAACTTCATAATCAGAGACTTGCTTACTAGATATACCAACGCGCTTTGCAAGCTCAACTTGAGAGAGATCTCTCAAGGAGCGGAAATATTTTAAGCGGGTAGAAAAATCATTTTGCATAGGGATCCTATTTACACTTACATAAACTTATAGTAACTTACACAAACCAACAGAATATTATAGGAATCTATAAATATGTATACTTGCGCTTATGATGACGAATTAGCAGAGATTGTCAAGAAGGCAGCAGAAAGAGATGACAGGTCTATAAAAGGACAATTTACCTATTATTTAAAAAAGGTTTTGCGTGAAGAAGGTCTTCTGGAAAATCTAGACAATAAAAAAGCAGATTGCACTCGCCAAAGTAATCAATCTGCTTCTGTTCAACCCTAAGCAAAGGAATCAAACTCATGACAAGTTTAACTCAAATTGCAGTCCCTTTCCATAATGCCGAGCTTTATGTTGTAGAGCATAAAGGACAGCCTTACACACCATTGCGTCAAATTGTGCAGGGCATGGGATTGGATTGGGCTTCACAATTTGTGAAGATAAAACAGAAGTTTGAAAGCTGCGTTGTGGAAATCACAATGCAGATAATGGGTGATGATCAGGCACGCTCACACACATGCATCCCAGTGCGTAAGTTGACTGCTTGGCTATATTCTGTAAATCCAAACAAAGTAAAACCAGAACTCCGCGATACCGTGATTAAGTATCAAGAGGAATGTGACGATGTGCTTTGGGATTATTGGACAAAAGGACAAGCTGTAAACCCAAGAACGACGAAAGTTGAGCGAACTCCACTTCACGATGCACACGCAATGCTAGTTGCTAAAACCAAGCACTTAAACTCAAGTGATGCATGGAAGTTAATCCTTCAGCGATTCGATGTTAAAAGCATTAAAGAAATTCCATACGAGGCAATTCCTGTTGCTGTGGAATATGTTCATCATTTGATTGCCATGTATAGCAATGCAGACAAGATGCAGTTGGCGGAACCATGGAAAGACCAAGATGTGCAATTCCTAATGTGGTATGTGCCAAAAATAGCTAAGCTCATTAAAAATGAGTTTTATCCAGCATTGACGTTACTCAGAAGTGAGTATGCTGCGCAAATGATTGGGATGGCTCAAGAGATGGCTTGTCACGCAAACATACTGAATCAAGCAGCTATAAAGAATGGGATGACAACTTATAACTGTTTAGGTGGACAGGCAGTCCATACAATGAAGTGGTATTTAGAAAAGTGAATGAAACCTCCTTCGGGAGGTTTTTTATTTAGAGCTACACTTATAAGAGAGAAGTCAAACCTTACAGGTGGTAATTAGCTGTTGACAGCTTACCCCCTGTAGGGATTTTAAAACCTATTGACAACTTTTAAGATTTAACCAAGCGAAGCCGACCCTAACAAGTCGGCTTTTTTAATGCCTGATGGAAACCGGGCCGGAGGAATTAAACGTCAAGATTTCAGAAAATGAAAAATAATCGGAAGTACTTCCGCCTGATTTTTTAGTTAGAAATTAATTAAAGTTCAGAAAAGCAAAAACCCCAGTGCGCCAACACTGAGGTTTTGGATTAACAGTTAAGGTGGATCAACTATTAATGAATCAAGTAGATGAAAATAGTAACATTAAACCCGGTATCAGTATAGAGGGAAAAATGAGCGCAAAAGATGCAGGTAGGGCAGCTATTATTATGGCGTGGGGAAAATCCATATCCCTTGTTGTTAGTAGTATTGCTGGAGCGATAACTGCCATTACAGCTTTTATTAAATACATTTTGTGAATGTTATGAAATTAAATTTATAAACCGTCCCATTGGAGGACGGTTTTTTATTGTCTGGAGTAATGTAAATGGCTGGCAGTTTAGATTTCAACTTGAACTTATTGGCCAATACCACAGGCTTCAATCAGGGAATGAATGGGGCAAAATTCGCTGTAAATGCACTTGTTGGTGCGATGGCGGCTCTGGGTGTTGGTTTAGGGATTAATGAATTAGTTCAAGCGGCTGATAGCTACACAAACCTTTCAACACGAATCAATATTGCTACCCGAGAGGGTGGGAATTTTAACGAGGCAATGGCTGGTGTCCATCAAGTTGCCCTGATGACTAATTCAAGTCTTGAGGCCACAGGCAGTCTATTCACTCGTATCAATACGATTGGTAAAGACATGGGAATGTCTCAGCAACAAGCTTTGGATTTAACCAAGACTGTTACTCAGGCAATTCAAATTGGTGGTGGATCAGCTCAAGCAAGTGAAGCGGCTGTACAGCAATTTATTCAAGCTATGCAGGGTGGCGTACTTCGTGGTGAAGAGTTTAACTCCATCATGGAAAACGGCTATGGGCTTGCTGAAGCATTAGCGAAGGGTTTAGGAGTTACTACAGGCGAACTCCGTAAGATGGCTGAAAATGGAGAGCTTTCATCAGAGCGAGTCATTAAGGCTATTCAGTCTCAATCTGCATCGATCCAAGAAACGTACAACCAGTTCCCAACAACGATTTCCAATGCTTTGCAAAAGATCGCTACTTCTTGGCAGATCTTGATTGGTGAAATGGATCAGGCAAATGGAGCGTCGGCTACTGTAGCGCAATGGCTGTCTACTCTTGCGGATAATTTAGATGTTGTTGAGGTGCTGCTTAATGATCTTGGGACTGGATTTGTCTGGTTTGGGGATCAGCTTAAGAAGATAGACCCAGCCACAATTGAGGCCTTAAAAACAGCATTACTTTCAGCATATGATGCCATTAAGTCTTTAGGTTCAATGCTTGCTGATGCTTTTGAGCGTGGTGTAGATGTAATTAATACCATGCTAGGGCAAATATTTAATTTTTCTAGTGGTATTGATTCTGTTACTGATAAAACCAACGGGCTCACCAAGGCATTACAAGCTGTCAATGTGGTTTTTGGGTTTTTGAGTGATGGTTTTAACGGTCTAAATATTGGTATCAATTTAATTGTTGGTGCTGCTTATGATGCCGCTGCAGCCTTTAGTTATTGGAAATCAAAAATCACTTTTGGTGAAACATCAGCGCAAGCTTTAAAAGATTTTGAGGTGATGAGCGTAAAGGCTCAGGAGTATTATAAAAAATCAGCTGATGGGGCGATGGAGTTTAAGTCTGCTGGAATTGAGGCGATAAGACAAATTGGGTTAACCCAAGAACAGAAGAATGATGAGAGTGTTGCGAATAATCAGAAAACTCTAAATGACCTTAAAGCCCAAGAGGAAAAACATAAGTCTGATTACAAAGCTATCAGTGATGAGCGTCTTCGCTTAGAGCAGCAATTATTTGATGCTCGTAAGTCTGGTAACCAAGCATCTATTGATCTGGCTACGAAAGGCTTGGCTGAACTGGATGCCAAGGAAAAGGCATATCAAGCTGAAAGCCAAAAAATCACTGATGCCAAGATTGAGTCAGCACAAGCAATTGCTACAGCAATGATTCAATCAGCTGATGCTGCTGGTATGGCTCAACTGAAAGTTCTGAATGCTCAACTTGCTACCCAGGGCTTAAAAGCGGAGTTTGATAGCACTGGCAAGGTCATCGTTAGTGCGATGACAATCAGTGTTGAGTCTGTTGCCTCCTTGGAGGGAAAGTTGGCGGCAGGGCGTAAGGCAGCCAATGCCTTGGGTCTGGATTTAGATAATATCTTGAATCGTGTCTCAGATGGATTTTCTTCTAAGCAAACATCGCTTGATGGTTTTGCAAAAAGCCTAGAGTTGATGGGTGTTAAAGGTAAGGAGGCGGGTGAGGCAACGTATTTGGCTTGGGTTAAATGGCTGGAAACTGCTAAGAATCCGGCTGAGGTGGATGCAGCCAAAGCTAAACTTTTAGAGTTTGAGAAGCAGGGTGTTTTTTCCACTAAGCAAGTAGAACTTGGTGTGGAGGCTATTCGCCGTGTTACTCAGCAATTACCTGATGACCTTGATCCTGTTGAGCAAGCTTTTGAGCGTTTAGGTATTAAAACCAAGGAGCAACTTAAACTTGCTGCCCAGTCAGCCTTAGCAGATTTCAATACGATTCAATCAAGCGGCAAAGCTACTGCTGATCAGTTGAAACAAGCTTATGAACGGACAATGCAAGCTGCAGTTGCTTCTGGGGATCAAGTAACCATATCGGCAGCTAAAGCTAAAGCGGCTCAGTCTGGGTTGAATGTTGAGGTTGATGAAACAGGGAATGTGGTTGTACAGACTTATGATGAAATGAATAGAGCTGTGGAAAGCCATTCTCAGCGGGTCTCAGGTAGTGCTATTAGTGCCTACCGTGAGATGGGACGAGCAATTCGTGAAGAAGCCAAAAGCTCAATCGAAGCATGGAACGAGATGATGGATGCTCGATCCAAGGCCGAGAAAGAGAATAAGACACAGCGTGTTGGCGCTGATTTCACTTCATATAACATTGCTGACATTCAATCTAAATTGACAAGCATGGGATATGACGATGCAGAAGCAGCTAAACTTGCAAAAAACATTCTGAATCAAGGCTTAGAGATTGACAAGAATAAGGCGCGTGATGCGAGAAACACGGGTGGTCTATATGGTGATTACAATGCCAAGGCATTTGAAAAATTAATAGCTCAAGGGCAAACCTCAGCATTCGGTACCAAGAAAGTAGAAGAGCTCTTGGCGCGATATATGTCAGGTCAAGGATCTGCAACAGCAGGTACCAAGAGTGCAGCTGTTAATGCTCTGGCACCCGAAGTGAATGTGGCGGTACCGACAGCTACTGTAGAGCAGCCATCAGCCAAAACTGTGACCTATAACCTTTCAATTGGTGGGAAAACGGTAGAGGTATCAGGGGATGAGTCATCTCAAGTCGATATGAATGCATTTATGAGTGAGTTAGAGCGACTCAAAAAAGGTATGTAACACATGAAGCTAATACGCAAATCAACAAACCAAACCGTCTCATTAGAAGACGGTTTTTTATGGTCGGATGAATTTGATTGGAAGCCGATTGAACAGACACAAGAGCGAGCTGTAGACGGCACCTTGATTATTCAGGAAGGTAAAAAGAAATCAGGGCGTCCGATTACTTTGCAACCAGCTACAGACGGCATGGGCTGGGTTAAACGATCAGTGTTATCTACTTTAAAAGACTGGTCAGCAGCACAAGGCGAAGAATTCACCCTGAAGTTTGAATATGCAAGCGATCAACGCGAGTTCAACGTCATTTTTAACCATGCTGAAAATGCCATTGAAGCTAAACCGGTTAAGGGCATTCCCGCTGCTTCAGAAAACGAATTTTACAGTGTCACGATGCGATTTACGGAGCTAAACCATGCCAATTGAAACTAATAATCTGGTCATTTATAAGTCGCAGCGTTTGACTGACACAGAAGATGGTGGAGGAAAATACTCTGGTCAGATTGTGGTGGATGGGGAGAGCAATAACCTATTCCCCGATATCTCCGAACTTGACCGTACCATGGGCGATGTATCGATGCGTAAGATCTTTCCTGGTCTGACCAATGAAGATACGGATCCACTGATGGGTGCTACAGCATTCATTTCCGAAAACCCAGCAGATCCGAATGTATCGGCTTTGCTGTTCAGCACAGAATCGTGGACAGATGAACGAGTAGCTGCTCAAAACCGTGTAGAGAATTATTTAGCCAAAGGTGCACAGGCGGTTGGATCGTTACTTGATGAAGCCTACATTGGCATGAAGTCAATTCAAGTGGTCATGGATAAGTCTGAAACTGAAAACAACATTGGTGACTCGATCGTACTGGTTGTGAATGAAGGTACAGCAAATGAAGTCACTCAGTTCTTAAGAATTACAGCACTTGAGACGCGAATTGGTTTGTTAAGGGTAGATGGAAAAACAATTCAATATAAAATTGTTCTGTATTCTTTTAATGACCCACTCAGCCGAGATTTCATCGGTGTGTCCGAAACACAGTGGTACAACAATACTAAGCCAGCAACCATCATTCGGGACACGATTGTGGCAGATAGTGGTCGTTACTATGCCAGTGTGGATCTGGTTGAAGATGTCAATGTGGGCAGTTTTACGGTTAATGCAGAAAGTATCTATGCTCAGCTCATCCCATCTTCCCAGGTTGAAACGCCGTTGCTGGACTTGAATGCAGTCAGTGAAAATACCGCACTGGTTGCTGGGAGTGATGGAACGATTACGGTTCAATTCACAACAAACGTGAATACAGCACAAAGCCTCTTTCTTGGCTCAAGTGTAATGCCAGGTAGCATGTCGTTTAGCTTGTTTGGTCAAGCAATCACGGACAATGGCGGTACACTTCGCACGGCAGCAGGCACCCAAGTGGGAAGTATTGATTATCAAACAGGTCAGATTGTGTGGACCAATGCCATCGGCACAGGTAATCAGGTATTGAATATCACTTTCACACCTGCAGCAGCACCAAACCAGCCTTTTGAGTCCTATGCTTTACCCGTAACTCAGAATAACCAAGGGACCAATTGGACAGGGGTACTACTTCCGATTCCTGCACCTGGCGCACTTTCGATTTCATATATGGCGCAAGGTAAGTTTTATGTCTTAAAGGACAATGGGACAGGGCGTTTGGTAGGGGCAAACAGTGCGGTGGGGAGTGGCACGGTCAACTATCAAACAGGTTCATGGCTGTTAACCACAGGTGCTTTACCCGATGTCGGAACACCAATTCTGTTGCAATGGGGTTCACCAATTACCACTTTTGCTCGATCAAATCTTGCAGTATTACCTGCAGCAATTGAATTTGATTTAGGACGAGAAGGGGTAAAGTCTGGCAGTGTGATTGCGACTTGGTTACTCGATGGAGTGACTAAAACTGCAACCAGCAATGCGCAAGGTCAATTCACAGGGGATGCGATCGGAAGCATCAACTATGCTGCAGGGACAGGGAAACTCATACCCACTAAGCTCCCACAGAAAGGTACCGTGTTTAACTTTGTCTTTGATTATGGGGAGCCTGAGTCCCAAGTGGTTACTGATGTTGTTCCAGATGCAAATAACAAGCTGATTTTTACCATAGGCACAGGTGCAGCCATTCAGCCCAACAGTGTAGAACTCGATATTCCCTTAACCAATCAGCTTTTACAGACGGGCGGTTCTGTCTTGGTGACAGATGTGCCAGTGAGTGGAACCTTGGGTAATCTGGTCGATCGACTGGGTAATGTCATGGGCACGATCAATTACACCACGGGTGCAGTAGAGATTACCCCTCATTCGACTTACACGCGCTACTCGCAAAATTTCAAATCTCAATCTTACTATTTAGCGGGGTAAAAGATGGGCTTCTATTTACCACAGACTGACAAAGTTATTACAACGCAAGAAACCTATAAAGCCTATGGCACGACTGATATCACTGTGCGGTATCGAGATACAGCAAGTGCAACAGCAGGCTCTAAACAAGTGACAGCATCAAACCTTCGGTTTGATCTCACTAATGGTTTTGATGAGCAGATTCTTACTGGTTCAGTACGTTTTAAAGCGGGTGCAGACACCTTTATTGATCGCAGTGGTTTAATTTACCGCAACGTAGATCCGACCACAGGCAGTGCAACGCAGAGTGGATCTATTCAATATGGCACGGGCGTGGCTATTGTTGATAGTTGGACACCGGGGGCGGATAACACGCTCACCCTGCAGTCATTAACGACCACAACCGATCTTTTACCGATACACCATGTCAGTTTTAGAACGCCAACGATTCCGATTCGCCCCGGCTCGTTGACCGTTGTTGTAGGTGCAATCAGCGGAGGGCAGTTAACCCTGACTGCGAATGAAGCTGGTCTGATTGAGACGACACAGGCTTACGGTTCGATTAACTATGAAACTGGTTTTGTAGATCTTTATTTCTATACCAAAACCAAGATTACCGAAGCCAATCGTGCTGAAATCGAAGCTGAAGAATGGTATCTGCCTGAATTGGAGTTTATCGAGGGTGTAGATAGCTATATCAATGTGCCGTTCTGGATCGCTGCGGATAGCGTGCGTTTCAATGCGGTGGCATATACCTATATCCCACTTGATGCCGATATTTTGGGACTCTCTGCAACACGATTGCCGCCAGATGGACGAGTACCGATTTTCCGTGTTGGTGATCTCGGCATTATCAGCGCAACCAAGTTACAGGAACTGCCCAGCCATGTTGCAGGGCAAACTTTTAACTTGAACGATCAGCGTATTTCATGGTGTGAGTTGCAGGATTCCAATGGAACTAAGGTCCCCTTTGATTTGTACACTGTGGATTATGATTATGGGCGTGTGACTCTGGGTGGTGATTTTACTTTAGGTACTTTGGTTGCTCCTGTCTCGGCAAAATATCGCTATCAGGATATGGGCTTGATTAATGATGTGCAGATTAATGGCCAAGTAACATTTACCAAGCCTTTGACGCACAACTATCAAGCAGAGAATACAGTGGTCGGATCCGCTTTAGTCATCAATGATATGCAGTCGCGCTATACAGCTAAGTTTGTACAGTCTGTGTGGAATAACACATGGGCAGATACAGCCTCAGGTGCAAGTCTTTCTGCCAATTACAATGATGCGCTTTATCCGATTGCAGTCACCAATAAAGGTGCGATTCAGGAACGCTGGGCGATTGTGTTTACAGACACCACAAACTTCAGAATTATTGGTGAAGATGCAGGTCAAATTGGTACAGGGTCAATTAATGTAGATTGCTCTCCGATCAACCCAGTTACTGGTTCTCCTTATTTCACTATCAAGAAAGAAGGTTGGGGAACGGGGTGGGCATCAGGCAATGTGCTTCGCTTCAATACCAAAGCTGCCACATTCCCAGTCTGGTGCATTCGAACAGTGAAGCAATCCGAGCCGACAACAATCTCGGATCAGTTTCAGATCATGTTTCGAGGCGATATTAATCGCAATGTCTAAAGTGAATTAACAGAATATGACCGCTTGAAGCGGTCTTTTTTATGAGTAATCGAAAATGGTCGCAAGTACAGATCTTAAGTTCTATGTGCATACCAATAACAATGCACCACAGTTAACCAATAATTTTGGCTGCATGATTGATGTACTCGATGCATGTTTAGTCAATGGGTTTGGTGCTCAGTCGGTCAGCACATTAACTACCAGTGGAACGACAGTGACAGCAACATTTGGTGCAGCGCATAATTTTATGCAGTATCAAGTGATTAAAATAGCCGGAGCAAATCAGGCTGAGTTTAATGGCGAGCACCGGATTATTAGTGTTCCAAATGCGAATACCATTACATTCCAACTCGCATCAGTGCCAAGTGTTAGCACAGCCACTGGCACTATGACATGTTCACTACCACCACTAGGTTGGTCAAAGCCGTTTAGTGCTGCTGGAAAAGCCGCGTATCGCTCTAACAATATATTGCTGTCGAGCAGACCATATTTACGCGTCATTGATGCGTTAGATCCTGCATATATATCAACTTATGCCAAATATGCAAAAGTGGGCATTGTTGAAGATATGACGGATATCGATACGATGCTTGGGGTTCAGGCTCCCTATGATAGTGCTGCGCCCAATAAGAACTGGGTGGGTACAGGGAGTGGCACTACAGTCATAAATGGATGGGCAAAATGGTATTACGCAGGCGCAACTGCTAATTTTTATAGTGATAGTCAGGCGGTACCAGCGGGTAATAGAAATTGGTTTTTGGTAGGGAATAGTGACTATTTTTATATATTGCCTGCCTCAATTGCTGCTACTACAGATGTAATAATTTATGGATTTGGTGCATTTAATTCACTTGTAAATGCTGATACATCAAACACTTTTCTATCTTGTACGCTTAATAATGTAGCTGCAAATAGTAGTTATTTTCACGCCCAACTTACAGGACTTGCAGATAGTCAAGCTACAACTAAAATTTTATTACAACGAGGTTATTCTCAAGCTGCTCAATCAATTACAGCTAAAAACACTTCTTTAAATACTGGTGAAGCTGCTATGTATTCGGGTTCATCTAACTATATTGGAGCCTTTAACTTAACCAATGTTGCCCCATTTGCTCCAGTCTTTATTAATGAAACAGTTTTACGAGGAGAAATGTTTGGATTGTATTGGTTATTTCAGAATAGACCATATTCCAACTACCAGCTTATTGAAAAAAATAGCGGGCTTTATATTGCAGTGAATGTAGTTCAATCGTCCTCTACACTTGGGCAAGTTGTTTTAAAAATAGGGGATTTATGATGCTAATAAATCTTCAAGTTATACCAGCCATTAGTGCAAACAATGATTTTTTGTATGCAACTGATAAAGGTTTATCTATCAAAGGACAGGTGAGAGAGACTGGTGCGCCTATTCCTTGTCGTCTGCGACTGTTTGAGAAATTATCTGGTCGTATGGTTGCGGAAGTGGTCACTGATCAAAACGGTTTTTACGAGTTTGATCATCTGACGAAGACGAAGTTTTTCATCGTTGCTCATCATCCTACTTCTGAATTCAATGCAGTGATTCAAGACAATGTGGTGCCAAAATGACAGTACAAATATCAAAAAAAGCAGGAATTTTAGCCCTGCAAGCACATGCCGACTTTTTGGATACAGGTAGTGGTTCCGCATATTTCGTGTATTACAGTGACACCATACCTACCAGCACAGAAATCGCAGCAAATCCTGCAAATGCATTATGTACATTGTCATTACCTAAGCCTTGCATTAAGCAGGTGTTAGTTGATGGGATTGAGCTTCATTCAACCAGCACAGCTCTTGCAACAAAAGCAGGTGTTGCAGTTTGGGCCCGCTTATACAATGGAAATGATGAGCCTTATGCTGATTTCACAATTGGCACGTTAGACACAGATATTGTTTTGAATAGTGCTGATATTGCGCTGGGTTCAAGTCAGAAACTCGACAGTATCATTCTAAAACCCTACTGATTTAGAGGTGGTCAATGTCTTACACGCCACCAGACGCACATAATGTCATACTTGATTTTGAGCAACCACTTACACCAATCGATAGCCATAATGTCGTATTAAATTTTACTGATGTTGAGCCACAATTAGGTGTTTTACTTGCTACGATCAATACCAATATTCAGGCTGAAATCAGTGGTGGAAATTGGGGGAATATCGATAATCGAGGCGCCTTGCTTGCTGTTATTGATACGTCTATTCAAGCCAGCATATCTGGCATCAATGATATTAATCATACACGTGGTATTGAAACTTACTGGGCTGCTGAATATCAGAGAGCCATTCCATGTTTGACTACACCTGAAATATCATGGTCAAAACCAACCATTAAGGCACATCACAGTGCCTTTTTTTATGACTCAGGGTTGACTATCAGTCATTCTGCTGAGAGTAACTTTCAGGCGGGGCTTGCACTTAGAGTAGCAGTGCAAAAAGCTTTCGAGCAGGACACAGGGCTAAGCAGTTCAGGTTATTTGTATTGGCAAGATAATCAAAAGTTCTTCATCAATCAAAGCTTAGTTTTTGAAGAATCAAGCAAGTTAAGAATTCAACGCTTCACAGGATGGGATGAGCTCATTCGCAAGCGCAAGCAGCTGACTTTCAGGTATGAGGTCGCTGAAGTTTTTGAGCATCGATTGGTATTCGAGTGGGATAAGGGTTTAGAGCTTGTCACTGATGATTCTATTCCCTGGGAAAAGGCTAGCCCCACTTATTACCGCAAACATGTAATTGAGCCTTGGCCAGAAGCTGAAATCCCTGAATACGTTGGTCATGCAGATCTGGTTTTTAATTGTCTCTGCACAGATGTGGACTCACATAACGCCATTCTGAATTTTGGCGTAGACGACTGTATTCCTGCATTTGGAGCAAAACCATGGTGGTATATCGTGAATGAAATTAGCGTAACGCGCCTTGATAATGGGCAAAAGATTCATGTGTTAAATGGGAACTACCGCACCGATCGACAGAGTTGGTGCTGGTCCTATGCTTTAGCGATTCCTGCGTTTGAACTGTCAAAGCTAGATCCAGTCGCAGGGCAACCGGTCATCTTGAAAATTGTAGTGAATGGCTTCGAGCATTTGATGCTAATTGAAAACCGTATTCGATCACGGCAGTTTGCTCAAGAAACCTATACTTTAACTGGGCGTAGTCCACCGGCTTTGCTAGATTCACCATCTTCACCACCCCGGGCATTCCTTCAAGAGAATGAGCGTACATCGGTGCAACTGGTTCAGGCTGAGATTGATCGATCGGCTTATCCGGATCTTGGTTTGAATTGGCAATTGATAGATGCATTAGGCTGGATTGTTCCAACGGAGAGCTTCAGTTACTCAGGATTGACGCCGATCAAAGCCATTCAGGAAATTGCAGCTGTAGGTGGAGGTTTTGTCTATAGTGAAGCGAACAGACAGGCGATTTCGATCAAGCCGCTTTATAAGAAAACCTTTTGGGATTCGATGAATACGAATGACTATGACATTCTGTTGCCTGAGTCGATCATCACAGAACAGTCTACGGATTATGACACCTACCCAGACTATAACAGCATCAGCCTAACCAATGATAAGACAGGCGCTACAGGGCTGGTGAAACGCACTGGTACCAGTGGTGATGTATTGCTAGAGACTGTTAACAATAATCTGTTCACCTCCGCATCGGTGATGGGGGCTTATGCTAAGTCTGCGTTGGCCAAAGCGGGAATGGTCGAGATGCATACATTTACCATGCCTTTAACCCAAGAAATTGGTCAATGCAAACCTGCAGATGTCCTGGCATTTAATGCAGAGTGGTGGGGAGTTGTAGATTCAGTGAGTTGCTCATTCACCTATAGCAAAGTCACACAGACCGTTACCGTTGAGCGAGTTAATCATGAGTAATGCATATAAACGTCTGCTGGATCTTATTCCAAGGGAATCTGAATTTGTAGGTACGGTTCAGAATGCCGAGCATCCTAACTATAAGGTATTGGTCGTTGATGGATCAGGTCTGGTGGCATGTACAGCATCGACCGCTTTTGAAGTAGGTAATCGGGTGTTTGTACGTGGGCAATTAATTGTAAGGAGTGCACCGACAGGTGAAGTTATAAATATTGAAGTTTGAGTGAAAAGAAATGAGTGCCGCGTTAAGCGGTTTTTTTATGTCAAAAATTTGGGGAAATATATGGAGCCTGTCTCTACAAGTAGTTTTGGATTAACAGCACTTTTAAAATTTTATGGTGCGGCAATTATGGTGACCTTAGCTGTGGCTTTAGTCGCTGCAGTCGTTTTGATGACGCGTATGCCACGCTCACCACAAGAGTGGGCTGTCGGCTTAATTTGCACAGTGGTCTCCAGTCTAGCAGGTGGTTCATTCATCATTGTTAAATTTGCACTACATTCATGGGTGACTGACATTTGGGGGATGATCACGCTGGGTGGCTTCTTCTTTGTATGCGGATTACCTGGTTGGGCTGTTGTTCGGTGGACATTTAACTTCATCAATAAACAGGAGGGGAAGACCATTATTGAAGTGGTGAAAGATCTTAAAGCATCAAAGGATGAATTAACCAAATAA